TAGATACTAATTTAAACGATTTAAAGGAGTATAAAAAACCTGATAGTAAATTTAATTTTACCATGATAAAAGGTACAGAAAGCATAACTAGAACATATTACGAGGAACATGGCGAGAACATTAACGACAGCAGTAAAAAACGAGTTATTAACAGGCGAGATTAAACCTGTCCATCTTATTACTATTAGATTTGGAACACCATTAAATATTACAGATAATGGTTTTGATTTAACTTCTTCAATATCAGGGTCTAGTGTTACTTATACTTCTTCTCCCTTTTTAATATCAATACCAAGTTTTACAGAACAAACAGATTTGACAAAAGCATCTTTGCAACTTGCTTTATCTGGTGCAGATCAAACAATTATATCTACAGTTTTAAACGAAAATGTTGTTAATGATAGTGTTGATGTTTTTAGAGGATTTTTAAATAGTACAAATTCATTAATTGCTGACCCAATTCTTTTATATTCAGGTAACATAGAGACATTTCAAATAGATGAAACAAATACAGAATCTACTGTTATATTAACAATAGTATCTCATTGGGCAGATTTTAACAAAAAATCAGGCAGACAAACAAATAATAATTCTCAACAAAGATTTTTTAGTACAGATGTTGGTATGGATTATTCAAGTCAAACAGTTTTAGATTTAAAGTGGGGTAGAAAATAATGGGTTTTAATCCTTTTAAAGCAGTAAAAAAAGTTTTTAAACCAATAAAAAAAGTATTTCAGGCTGTTAGAATATTTAATTTTCTAGGAAGTATAAATCCTTTTGTAGCTTTAGGTGTTTTTGCTGTTGGTTGGTTATTCACAAGGTCTTTAAAACCTGATGTACCTGACTTTGGAACAAATGATTTTGAAGAAACAGAAAAAGGAATATTAGTAAATAAACAATCAAATAATGCTTCACTTCCTGTCGTATATGGAGAAAGATTAATTGGTGGTACAAGAGTTTTTATTGAAACTTCAGGAACAGATAATGAATTTTTATTTGTTGCTTTAGCTTTATGCGAGGGAGAGATTAACTCAATAGAAGAAATAAGAGTTGATGATAAAGTAGTCACTTTTGATGGAGCATTAACAGATAACACACAAAGAAGTGTTGCTAGTTCAGATTCTAATTTTTTTAAAGCAGACCCAAATGTTGAGGGGTCATCAGCAGAAAGCACAATCACTATCGAGCCACACTTAGGAAGTGATGGGCAAAGTGCATCATCATTATTGTCAAGTTTATCTTCATGGGGAAGTAATCATAAATTATCAGGTGTTTGTTATTTAGCTTTAAAATTCAAATGGAATCCTGATGTATTTGGTGGTGTTCCACAAGTACAAGCTAAAATAAAAGGAAGAAAAGTTGTTACTTTAGCATCTAACTTATCAGAACAAACTGCATCTTTTTCTACCAATCCAGCATTTTGTTTATTAGATTATTTAAGAAATGAAAGATATGGAAAAGGTATTGCAACAGCAGATATTAATTTACAAAGTTTTAGAGATGCTTCACAAGTTTGCGTCACACAAGTTACACCATTTTCAGGTGGTAGTAATATTAACTTATTTGATTGTAATGCAGTTTTAGATACATCAAAAAAAGTTATAGATAATGTAAGAGATATATTAAAAGGGTGCAGAGGTTATATGCCTTATGTTCAGGGAAAGTATAAATTAATTATAGAAACAACAGGCACAGCTTCAGTATCTTTAGATGAGGATGATATTATTGGTGGATATAGTTTAGCTTCTCCAACAAAAAATTCAAAATATAATAGAGTAATTGCAACATTTATAAATCCTGATCGTAATTTTCAGGCTGACCAAATTACTTTTCCACCAACTGACGATAGTAGTTTGCCATCAGCAGATCAACACGCAACAATGAAAACAGCAGATGGTGGTTTTTTATTAGAGGGTAGATTTGATTTTAAAACTTTAACATCTCCATACCAAGCTGAAGAAATGGCTGAAATTATTTTAAGAAGATCAAGAGAAAGTTTAGGTTTAAGTCTTACTTGTAGTTTTAAAGCATATGAATTGCACATTGGAGATATAGTTAATATCTCATTATCTAGTTTAGGATTTACGAATAAAGCTTTCAGAGTTCTTGAAATGGTATTTAACGAAAATTACGAAGTAACTTTGCAATTAGTGGAGCATCAAGATAGCTTCTATACATTTGCAACAAAGGGTCAGGTAGCAAGTACACCTACAACTACTTTACCAAATCCTTTTTCTATTCAACCACCAGCTGGTCTAACACTTTCGGATGAAATGATTGAATATGCAGATGGTGTTGTATTGACTAGAATGAATATTGTAATTACACCAAGCACAGATAAATTTGTTCAATATTATCAAGTAGAAACAAAACAAACTACTGAGTCTAATTTTAAAATTATATCTAATGGTACACAGTTGAGACATGAATTACTTAATGCTGTAGATGATGCTACATATGACGTAAGGGTTAAGGCTATCAACAGTTTCGGTATTTCTAGCACATATGTTTCAGCACAAAGAAAAATAGTTGGTGCAACAGAAATTCCACAAGATGTAGATGATCTTTCTGTATCTATGGTAGGCTCTAATCAAATGGAGTTATCTTGGACACCTGTCATAGACTTAGATATAAGTTGGTATGAAGTAAGATACCAAGATGTTCAAAGTGGTGCTACATGGAATGACAGTACACCACTTGCAAAAGTGGTAAGAAGAAAATCAAACTCTTTAGTGGTAAATGCACAAACAGGTAGCTTTTTAATAAAAGCTGTTGATAAACTAGGAAACGCAAGTGCAGAAGCTTCTATTGTGACTACTAATATTTCAGGATTACAAAACTTTAAAAATATATTAACTGTGAGTGAATAATGGCAGATTTTTTAGGAACAAGAGATAGTAATGTTGCTTTATCAGAAGATAATGTTGGTAGAAAAGTATTAATATTAGATACTATTACACAGTTTGATAGTGGTGTTGGTAATATAGAATCAGCAGAGGGAGTGTTTGATCTTGGGGGAACAGACTCTACTTCTAATCCAACAAACTTTAATTCAAATATACAATCATCAGGTTTTTATACATTTGCTAATACCATAAGTTTAGATGCAGTTTATGATGTAAATTTAGGTGTTGTTATTGGAATGACATCAGAAGATGAATACGATTTATTTGATTCAGGTAGAGGTGCAAGTTTATTTGAAGATGCTAAAGCACCTTTTGATGGTAGCCCTGAAGTACAAGCTGGAGCAGAGATACAGGTAGGAGCAAGTGATACAAGTTTAGCAAGTATTACTAGCTTTCAAAAAATTGCACAGCAAAGTACAATAAAAGGTAGATTTTTTAAATTTAGATGTAAGATTACCAGCGATAATAATAAGGTTAGAGCAAAAGTTCATACTTTGCAATATAAGATAAATTTTGAATTTAGAACTGAGTCAGGAGAAGATGTTGTTGCATCAGCTTCAGGAACAACAATAAATTTTGTTAATTCTTTTTTTGCTACTCCAAGTATTGGTATTTCAGCACAAGGATTGCAGACAGGAGACTATTATCAGATCACAAGTAAATCTAAAACAGGCTTTACAATAAGGTTTTATAATAGTAGTAATACAGGAATAAGCCGAACATTTGATTATCAAGTGT